CTTGTCTCCTTCGGAAGACACAACTCGCGATATTACAAAAAAGTTTTTGGAGTTCGCGAAAGCAAAGCGTCCTCAAAATGAATTCATTAAATCAGGAGATAATCAAAAATGAAACTCACAAAAGAAACATTAAAGAGAATCATCAAGGAAGAGCTTGACAAAGTTATGAACGAAGAAGAGCTCGACGAAGGACTATTTGACTTCTTTAAGGGTAAGAAAAAAGAAGAGCCTCAACAACAGATGCCATCAGTTCCGGAACCTACTGATCCAAACTCCGAACCTGAGGAAACAGAAGAAATGGACGCTGAATCTCGAGAAATTGTAGAGAGTAACAAATACATTATTACCCAACTATTCGACGCAGCTAAAAACTTTTTAGAAATTATACGCAAGAAAGAAGGTGTTGAGCTCTCCAACCCAGACGGTAGTTTAAATATTGAAGCAATCGACAAATATATTAAAAGCCCAGAAGGATCTTCTCACAACAAAATGCTAGCCGGTCGTGCAAAAAATGCATTTAAACAAATTGCATTTGTCAAAGATTCAATGTACACAGATAGGAGGGCACCAGACATTCAAATCGGAAGAAGTAAATATAAGAGAAATCCGGATTTTTATGGACCGCCGCCAAGAGAAGGCCTTGGCAACAAATGGCAATTTAGATTCTAAATTCTATAATTTAAAAATTTAAATAACAATGAAGCTAACCAAAAATGAAATCGTTAAAGAACTTGTAAAGTGCGGGAAAGATCCTCAATATTTCATCGATAATTATTGCAAGATCTCCCACCCTCTCAAAGGACAGATCCCATTCAAGACCTATCCTTATCAGAGAGATATGCTTCAGTCCTTTAACGATTATCGTTTTAACGTAATTTTAAAAGCAAGGCAGCTTGGGATCTCAACGATCTCGGCTGCTTATGTTGCTTGGTTCATGTTGTTTCATCGAGAAAAGAACGTTCTTGTTATCGCAACCAAACTGTCCACAGCAACGAACCTTGTAAAGAAAGTCAAGATGATCTTCAAGAACCTTCCGTCATGGATGTTGATTGCGAAGATCTCGGTTGACAACAAACAATCGTTTGAATTAACAAATGGCTCTCAAGTAAAAGCCGGAACGACATCAGGAGATGCCGGACGTTCGGAAGCATTATCATTGCTTATTATAGACGAGGCAGCGTTCGTTGATGGCCTCGAAGAGCTTTGGACGGGTCTTTACCCTACTTTGTCCACAGGGGGCCGCTGCATCGCTCTGAGCACCCCTAACGGCGTTGGAAATTGGTTCCACAAAACCTACACCGAAGCCGAGACAGGAAACAACGATTTCTTTCCGACAAAACTAAACTGGGATGTCCACCCAGAACGTGACCAAGCTTGGTTCGATAAAGAGACAACAAACATGTCTAAGCGACAGATCGCGCAGGAGTTGGAGTGTTCATTTAACGCTTCTGGTGAAACTGTCATTAATCCCGAGGATCTTCAAAGAATCCACGCTGATGTTTGCGATCCCCAATATCGAGTTGGCTATGATCGCAATTTCTGGATCTGGGAGAAGTTCCAAGAGGGAGTTCCTTATCTTTTATCAGCAGACGTTGCTCGAGGAGATGGAGCAGACTTTAGTTGTTTTCACATCATCCGCGTTGACACAATGACCGTTGTTGCAGAGTATCAAGGAAAACCAGACCTTGACATGTACTCAAAGATCCTCTATGATGCAGGAACAGAGTACGGCACATGCTTGCTTGTTGTCGAGAACGTTGGCGTTGGAATCGCTGTTCTCGAGAAACTAAAAGAGATGAATTATAAAAAACTTTATTATTCTATCAAGTCAACTCATGAATATGTTGAAGCTTATCTTGCAGAAAATGATGATCGTGCAGTTATGGGTTTTACGACATCAACAAAGACAAGACCTTTAATCGTGGCCAAATTGGAGGAGTACGTTAGAAATAGACTAATTACTATGCACTCCGCTAGAGTTTTTCACGAATTGAAAACTTTTATTTGGTTCAACGGTAAACCTCAAGCAATGCGTTCTTACAATGATGATCTCGTAATGTCTTTGGCAATTGCTTGTTGGGTTAGAGACACAGCACTCGCAGAAAACGAACGAGACATGGCTTATAAGAAAGCGATGCTTGGAGGTGTCTTTAAAAGCACCACAACCATGAACACACAAATCAAAGGTCAAAATTTCTATAACGAAACATTTCAAGAAAAGCACAGGGAGGAAATAGAGAAGACAAAAGAGTTTCTCTGGATTTACAAAGGATAGAAAATGGCTCGTAACGAAAGAAACCCGAATAACAATCAAAATGATTTATTCAAAGCTTTAACAAGAATGTTCTCGGGGCCTCTGACCCAACGACGAACACAATCAGGACGACAACTACGACGACGCCACTTGGACATTTACGCAAAGCGTTTTAAGTCCGCATCAGGTCAACAGTTCAAAAAGACCGAATACAACCCAATGAACATCATGACGCTCAACATGATCTCGAACAGAAACCGAGCAGAGCGTTACATTGATTTCGACCAAATGGAATTTACGCCCGAAATTGCATCATCTCTCGACATCTATGCAGACGAGATGACAACTCACTCAGCATTGACTCCAATGCTTCACATCAAATGCACGAACGATGAAATCAAGTATGTTCTGCATTCTCTTTACTATAACATCATGAATGTTGAGCACAACCTCTTTGGTTGGGCAAGAACCATGTGTAAGTACGGCGATCTCTTTGTTTATCTCGACATTGACGAAGAAAAAGGAATCCAAAACTGCATCGGGCTTCCTCCTCAAGAAGTTGAGAGACTTGAAGGCGAGGATCCAACAAATCCAAATTACGTTCAATACCAATGGAACAATGCATCTTTAACGCTTGAAAATTGGCAAATAGCACACTTTAGAGTGTTGGGTAATGACAAACATGCCCCTTACGGAACAAGCGTCCTAGAGCCGGCTAGAAGGATCTGGAGACAGCTTACGCTATTGGAAGACGCAATGATGGCTTACAGAATAACTCGTTCACCAGAGCGTCGTGTTTTCAAGATTGACGTTGGTGGAATTGCACCTCAAGATGTTGAGCAATACATGCAAAAGGTTATGACACAAATGAAGCGTCACCAAGTTGTAGATCCTACAACAGGACGCGTAGATTTGCGCTACAATCCACTTTCAATTGAAGAGGACTACTTTATCCCCATTAGAGGCGGACAGTCTTCTACGAACATCGAGAACCTCCCTGGAGGCCAATTCACAGCACAGATCGAAGACGTTAAGTATCTTCGAGACAAATTGTTCTCTGCTTTGAAAGTTCCTCAATCTTATCTCTCAATGGGAGAAGGTGCCACAGAAGACAAGACAACTCTTGCCCAGAAAGACATCAGATTCGCGAGAACAATCCAAAGACTTCAACGAGTTCTTATCTCGGAACTTGAGAAAGTTGGAATCGTTCATCTTTACACTCTTGGCTATCGTGGAGATGATCTTCTTAATTTTAAACTTGCTTTGAACAATCCATCAAAGATTGCTGAGATGCAAGAGCTTGAACATTGGAAGACCAAGTTTGACATCGCAGGAGCAGCAACAGAAGGATTCTTCTCTCGTCGTTGGATCTCTGAGAACTTGCTTGGATTGTCTCAAGAAGAATACTTGCGAATGCAACGTGAGATGTTCACCGACAAGAAATTCATGGCTGCTCTTGAGGGAGCTGGCCAAGCTGATGCTGGAGGAGGAGACCTTGGTGGAGGTGGAGGCGGAGACCTCGATCTTGGTGGAGACACTGGTGGTGGAGATCTTGATCTTGGCGGAGACACTGGGGACACTGGTGGAGATACCGGAGGAGACACAGGCGGCGGAGATGAACCAGATCTAATGGCAGAGCCCCCAGCAAAGCGTGATGATAACGCAAAACCTCGAGGACCTTACAAGAAGCATAAGTTGACTTACAAGAAAGGCGGAATGAGAAAGCAGATGGTTAACAGCGGTCTTGGCGAAACAGGGACAGCAAGAACCACATTCCCCGGCAAAGTAGGTTTTGGTGGCTTAGATTCATTAGCTCGAGGTGTAACTGAGTCTACCGATTTCGAAGAAAGTCAACTATTTAAATCTGAAGCTGAAATTAAAACACTATTAGAATCATTAACCAAGAAAGGAGATCAAGATGAAACACAATAAGAAAAGAAATACCGCTTTTCTTTACGAATGTCTTGTTCGCTCATTGACAAAGTCTGTCATTCGCGAGAACAAACAAGGTCAGCAAATCGTAAAAGCAATTCTCAGAGAGTTTTTTGCAAAAGGAACAGTATTGGCTCAAGAGCTTGAAATCTATCGCTCATTGCTTGAGTCAAAAGAATTACAACCTGATTACTCTCGTCGGTTATTGGCAGAGACCAAAAAAGACTTCGATGCAATTGATCGTAAAACTGTCTTCAATGAGCAGACAAAACTGATCAACAGAATCAATAAAGCACTGGGTTCAGACTCATTCGGAATCTTTGTTCCAAATTACAAAGATCTCGCAACCGTTGGATTATTTCTACAACAAGACAATCTCTCAGCGAAGAAGCGCATCATGCTCGAAGACAATTGCGTTAAGTATCTCGGACGCAAAGAAAAGGTTTTGACTGAAATGAAACATCTTGACAAGCTCGAGTTCAGCATGTTCGTTAAGCGTTTCAATGAGACATATGAGCACTCACTTTTAAAAGAACAAAAGGACCTATTGACTAACTTTATCACATCATTTTCGGATAATGGTCTTGGTCTCAAGTCTTATCTAAATTCGGAAATTGGACGTCTCAAAGAAGCCGTAAATTCCGAGATTGTAGAAGGTCGAAATCCTGCTCTAATTGAAAATTTTAGAAAAGTTAAGGCAAAGCTGGACAACTACGCATCTCAACCTTTAAATGAAACCATTGTAGAAGAAATTTTTTATATTCAAGACCTTTTAGCGGAGGTAAAGCGCAATGTCAGTTAAGATTAAAGTAACTCAAGAGCAACCAATCATGGAAGCAGAAGAGGATAGCTCAACTGTAAAGATCAAGATTCAACGCGTTGACAAGCCAGAAGAACCAACCGAGCCGACGGTTAAGGTTGAGATCTTGGATAAAGACCGCATTGAGTTTGAACTTCAAGCCAAGTCGGCAGTCAACGGAGACCTCATGATCTTCGCCCACAGAGACATCGACATCGTTCTCAATCAGAAAGATCGCAAGGTAACAGCATTTGCAAAAGAAATGAATTCAGACTTCGTTTACGGTGCAGAGTCTCGCTTGTTTGAGTTCTTGAGAAAGAAAGGTGTTCTTGAGTTTGACTCGATCCAAGGTGGAAACATCTACGGTTCAATGGAAGGCAAGCTTATGGACGCAAAAGAGCATGACGTTAATAAAATCACTCTTTTGGCAATTCACGAATGGATGAAAGACGAAGAGCCTTATGTCAAGCGATTGAAGGGTCACGATGAAGAGATGGAGAAGCACATGGTCAATCCTGACGGTGAGTACTCAACTGAACTTGGCGAAGTTCCTCACGAAGATCAGAAAGGCTCTATCCGTCAACGCAACTTGTTTGCTCCTTATCTTTACGGACGTTACACTTATGAGTAATAGTCATAAACTTATCATGGAGTCTTGGAGAGGGTTTTTACAAGAGGTTGATGGAGATGGCCCTCTCGGGAAGTATGTAATCCCGAATAGAAAACTAGACAGAGAAGGCGAAGAAGAAAAAAACACTGAATTTGAAGATAGGCTTCAAAAGGCCCTATTTAGCCATTTTGCTACTGGTCGACGCTCTCTACCTAGGAACATGACCAACTTTATTCTTCAAATGATCGAGGGTGGAAACTATCCTGAAATTTTCAAACTATACACTGGCGGCACAGTATATCGTGGAATGAATTTGAGAAAAGAGAAATTCGAAGAACTTTTTGGAGAACTACCCCAACCACAAAAATGGTATAAAGCACCGATAGATTGGCTATTTGGGAGATCCCAAAAAACAAATGTAAACCTGCCATTTAGTCCAACAAGTAAGCCAAAATATTCACCTGGACTTGACACAACCGCTGGATCTTGGGCTTCATCTTGGACCACAAGCTTTGGACAAGCTTCTGACTTTTCTGAGATAGCCGGCAACATTCCAATTATTTTAGTAGCTGATGCATCAGAGAACACCTTCATAGATATGGATCCATTTTACGACAACTACACGTTTGCCTCAGGCTTTGAAGATGAAAAAGAGAAGGTTGGAGTCGGAGACATAAATTTAAAATCAATCTATGTTTATGACGTAGGGAATCATCAATGAAAAATTGGAAGCCGCTATTCATCGAGAACAGCAAGATCCCTGTTTTGTTGTCTTATCTCGCACCTATTGAGATTGGAGCAATTACTCTCGGACCGATTGTGATCTCTCGCGATGAAATGTCTGAGATCACCAAGAGACATGAAACAATCCACTTTCAGCAATTCTTGGAGCTCGCCTTTGTTGGATTCATCATTCTTTACTTTGGTTATTGGCTATGGAATCTTATCAAAGGAGACGATAAGCAAACGGCTTACTACAACATCCCTTTTGAAAAAGAAGCTTATTACAACGACGAAAACGAAAACTATTTACAAAACAGAAAGAGGTACTCTTGGATACACTACATTTCATCTTAATTTGCTACGGCATGACCTTCATTATGGTTTACGGAAAAATCTTCGAAGACATAAGGCCAAAGAAGGACTATACGAAGAAATGGAACACGTTGTTTAATTGCCCGTTATGCATGGGGTTCTGGGTTGGAGTCTTTATTTCATGTCTTTCTCCATATACCGAACTATTTAGTTTCGAGAGTTCATTCGTGAATGCGTTCTTGCTTGGCTGTCTGTCGGCTGGAACATCTTATTTAATTTCGGTCTTAGTTGACGATTACGGACTAAGACTATCATCGAGACCAGGGGGTGAGCATGTCGATGATTAAGCGCTGGGTTTTACAACCTGTCCGACGCTGCTGCAGCGGATCCTAGATCGGGCGGGTAGCGCCCGCAAAGGGCGGAGTTAATCTCTGCCCGCTTTTTTTACTGGAGAAGAAAAAATGAAAATTTCAAATGATGAACTTAAACAAATTATTAAAGAAGAACTGAATAACGTTTTGCAAGAATTCAATCCTCTTATGGCACTTCCATTTATGAGAAGAAATAAGGAACAATCTGCACCACAAAGAAAAGGATTGGGACGCCCAAGAAATGCGCCAATAAAAGGACGAAAGCCAGCACCACCAATGAGACAACACCCAGACACTCCAAAGATGCCTGCTCCAAGTGCAAAAGTGGATTTGGATGGAATTTATTCTAAAATAAAAGCTGCTGCTGATGCAACAAAAGAAAGTCCAGAAGATCAAGCGATGGTCTATCAAGACTGGTTTACAGGTGAATTGCAAAGCCTCGGTCACTCAGCCGAAGACGCTTATGATGTCATGAGCCAACTGGAAGATGAAGGTCTCATTTCTTTCGATGAAGAGTCGGGAAGAGTAAATTTCGAAAGATAAAACCTCAAGGAGAAAGAAATGTCAAAACAATTACTTAGAGAATTTCATGCCTTATGTCCCGACGGAATGTGTCCCGATCTACTAACAGAAAGAGAAAAGAGAGACATCACGGACAACGGTGCGATGTATTTAACTGGTCGCATCCAAACTGCCGAGAAGCAGAATGGAAATGGACGCGTTTACCCAGACAAAGTCCTCAAGCGTGAAATTGAAAACTATCAAAAAATTATCAAAGATAACAGAGCAACAGGTGAATTAGATCACCCTGACGACTCTGTAATCAACCTTAAAAACGTTTCTCACATCGTTGTAGAGTGTTGGTGGGAAGGAAGAGATGTAATGGGAAAAATCAAGGTTCTCGACACTCCTAGCGGTAGAATTTTAAAAGACCTCATCAACGCTGGTGTGAAACTTGGAATCTCATCTCGTGGACTTGGATCCGTCCAAGAGTCAAGAGGACAAACAGTTGTTCAAGAAGATTTCCAACTTATCTGCTTCGACATCGTTTCAGAACCATCTACGCCAGATGCCTATGTTTATCCCAAAGGCGGCTCTCAAAAGCCAACTCGCTTCTCAACAAAGTTGCGAGAACAAAAAGAAAATAATATTGACAATCTATTTAAGAAGATTCTTGGAGACTAAATGAATAAGAACGAACTCAAAAAAACATTGAAGCCACTCATCAAAGAGTGCATCAAAGAAGTTATCTTCGAAGAGGGTGTTCTCTCTGGAATCATTTCTGAAGTTGTTAAAGGAACGGGTAGTCAACGAATTGTCGAGACTCAACAGCCTGTTCAATACAGACAGCCTCAACCACAAGTAGATTACGAAGCTCAAGAACGTAAGCGAAAAGAACAACGACGCAAGATGCTTGACTCAATTGGTCGAGACTCTTATAATGGCGTTGACTTGTTTGAAGGCACACAGCCTTTAAATGAAAGAAGCGCGGGCCGCACAGCATCACCTCATGGATCAAAAGCTCTTGACGGCGTTGCTCCAAACGATCCCGGCGTTGATCTTTCAGCTTTCGGAATGAACCCAGCAATCTGGTCAAAATTAGCAAAGGGATAACAATGGCTACCAATTTTAAAGATAAGCCTCGTAAGAACGAGAGCATGGAAAAATTCATCAAGCGTTTCACAAAGAAATGCAAAAAACTCGGAATTATGCAAGAAATCCGAGACAATAAACACTTCGTTTCTCCATCAGAGAAGAAGCGTCTTGCTCGCAAAAAGTGGAGAGCA